AGATAGGCTATGACTGGCTGCGTGACCTCGACCAGATCGTTATCGACCCGGTAACATGCCCGAACGCCGCGAGGGAGTTTGCCGCGTATGAGTACGCGCGGGACAAGAGCGGCGCGCTGGTCGAGCGATACCCAGACGGCGACGACCACAGCATCGACGCGGTGGCGTATGGCAACCGCGAGCATATTTACAGAAGCAGGCGCACGAGCAACGTGAGCGGAAAGGGGGCGAGGCGCTGATGCAGCCTTATCAACTGGACAGCACAGACTGGATCAAGCAGGAGCTTGCCGGACTGCTCGGCGAGCAGGTAACGCGGGATATCAACAATATTATCCGGCTTTACAGCCTGTACGACGGCGACGGGCAGAAATGGCGGGTCGAAACCAAGGGGCTGGACTACACGCCGACCGTCAAGGTGACGAACATCATCGCGGAGCTGATCGGCAAAGAAGCGCGCTACATGATGGGCGTGGAGCCGGAGCTGCACATCGTCCCCAAGGAGAAGGACAGCAAGGCGGCGCAGGAGAACGCGGACATCATCGGCGACTGGCTGACCGGGCTGTTAGAGGAGCAGAAATGGAGCAAGAAGCTGCTGGACGCGGCGAAGGACTGCTTCATCGGCAAGCGCGTTGCGCTCAAGCTCACGGGCAGGCACGGCGGCAAGCTGGGGATTCAGTTTCGCCCAAGCCTTGAATTTGTCTTTGACACCGACCCGGAGGACGTGGACAGACTGACGAAGGTCATCTTCTTCTACCATACGAATGAAAGCACGGACAGGCTCAAGCAGCGCATCTGGCGGCAGAAGTACGAGCTGCGGGACGGGCGCTGCTATCTGACCGAGGGACTGTATGACGGCACGGGGCGGACGATCAGCGAGACTCACAGCGACGAAAATACAGGGCTTGACTTCATCCCGGTCTATGTCATCATCAATGACGGCTTGACCGGCGACATGACGGGCAAGAGCGACGTGGAGCGCCTTTGGGACAATCAGGACGACTATAACCGGCTGAAAAGCGACGACCGCGACGCGCTCAAATTCAACATGTTCCCGCAGCGGGTTTTCCGCGATGCGAATCAGGAAACGATGGACAGGGTGAAGATCGCGCCGGGCGCAATTATCGACGCGCAGACAGACCCCAGCAGCGACCATCAGGTCGATGCAAAAATTCTCGAAGCGCAGTTCAGCTACAACGAGCGCATCGAGAACGCGCTGAACCGGGACAAGAACGACATGTACAGCCTGTTGTCCGTGCCGAACGTGTCCCTTGAGCAGCTCAAGGGCTTTGCGGCATCCGGCAAGGCGATGAAAGCCCTGTACTGGGAACTGACAACAAGGTGCGAGGAGAAGTGGAACGAGTGGGACGCGGCGCTTCGCTGGATGGTGCAGGCGCTGGTGAAGATGGCGGGCGTTTACGGGACGGACAGCCTGCCCGCGCTTGATTTTACCGTGAGCATCGACCATCGCTATCCCATCGCCGACGACGAGGACGCGGAGCGGACGCTCGATTTGCAGGAGGTCAGCCAGCAGGCGCGCAGCCGGAAGAGTTACCTCGAAAAATGGCAGCCGGATGCGGACGGCAACGCGGAGCTTGCGCAGATCGCCGCTGAGCAGAAAATGCTGGATGACGGGTTCGATGCGGCAATCAGCGCGGAAACGGAAGCAGCCGCGCAAAACGCCCTGTAACGCCCGACGATGCGCAGGGCTAAAATCCCACGACGGAAAGCGCGAACGCGCAGGAAACGCGCGTTAAACGCGCCAGACGCGCAAGAGGAAAGGAGCGAGCGGCAGCATGGCGCATGGGATGACCTACAAGGACTTTGAAGCGCGCATGGCTGCCGCCCGCGCGGCGCACCTGAAGAACATCGACATCACCGGCAAGAAGATTCAGGGCATCTATACGCAGGCGGCGCGCGAGCTGGCGAAGCGGGCGGAAGCGACCAAGGCGGGAACGCTGACCGAGCGCTGGGTGACGGATTACCGGAAAGCTCTTGAAAAGCGCATCGAGCAGATGCGCGGCGAGCTGGGCGGCACGATCCTCTCCGGCATGCGCAAGTCTGCCGGGCTTCCGGGCGATGCGGTGGAGGGGTGGCTGAACGACGCGCTGGCGATGGTCGGCGCGGACGGGAGCTTTACCGGCACATTTTCCCGCACGCCGGACGCGGCGCTGCGGATGCTGATCGACGGGCGGATGTACCGCGACGGAAAAAGCCTGTCGCGGCGGATATGGAACCGCACCGACCAGCTGCAAGGCAGCATTGAAGATATCCTCACGCAGGGGATCGCCCAGCATCGCAGCGCGCTGCAAATCGCGCAGGACTTGGAGGCGTATGTCAGCCCGAAAGCGAAAATGCCGGTCAGCTGGCTGACGCTTTACCCGGATATCCCCTTTGACCGGCAGATCGACTACAACGCGCAGAGATTAGCGCGCACGGCGATCAACCACGCATACTGGGCGGCGAACATGGTAACGGCAAAGGCAAACCCGTTTTGTAAAGCGATGCACTGGCAGCTCAGCCCCAGCCACTACGAGCGGCAGGTCGCCCGATTCGGCGAGGATATCTGCGATGCATACGCCAACCACGACGAAGGACTGGGGCGCGGAAATTTTCCGATTGACGACGTACCCATGCCGCACGCGCAGTGCCTTTGCGCGACGTGGCAGGTCGTGCCGGAGCTTTCGGACGTGGCGGATCGGCTCGGCGCATGGGTGGACGGCAGCGAGGACGCGGAGCTGGATGCGGCGTTTGGCGAATGGAAAGCGCAGCGCCCGGAAACCATAAAGGCGCTGGATGCCAAGATTCGGGAAGCGCCCGAACGTGGGAAGCTGAGGATGGGCAGCGTTGACAGGACGACGCTCGAACGGAGATTTGGAAAGCTCAAAACAGACGAAACCATTTTGACGGTGAATCGTGTTGAACATATTCAGGAACGGCATCCCGACGTATATCCCTATTTTGAGGAATATGGCTCGGAAATTGTACGCGCCCCGGATGTGATTGTGGCAGACCCGAAGAACGAGAAAACGGTGCTGATGCTTGGAAAGAAGGGCGACGTGTGGTTGAACCTCGCGGTCAGGCTGGCGACGGAAGATGACGAAGAACGCATCACAAAGAACTCCATCATCACCTGTATGCGGCTTCGGGAACGGAACGCCCAGAAAGTGATTGAGAAAGCGGCAAATGAAGGAAGACTGCTTTACAAAAAGGAATAGCGTTGATATAATACCCATAGGATAGTTTGCATCAGAAGTAGAAATTGTGCCGCTACGCGCCTCCTCGGAGGTTACAAAATGAAGTGCGGGACGCTGGCACACCCGCCTGATGCGACGATGAGGGGATGGGCGAAAGCCCGCCCCTTTCCTTTTATATCAAATATTCTGAGCGCACCCGCAAGGGCGCGCTTTTTACATACCAAAAATTTTGACAGGAGGACGAGAAAAATGTTTAACCCCTTTCGCATGTTTTGTTTTGCCCCTGACGGTGTGCCGGATGGCGCGCCTGCTGCCGACGCTGAAAACGAGCAGGAACAGCATGACGACCAGCAGATTGAGACGACCGAGCAGACCGAGGACACTGCGGCGAAAGCGGCGCAGACGGCTGCACCCGCTGGCAAGGAGCAGCCTGTCCCGAAGGATGAATCCGGGAAGGACGACAAGGCGGACGACCTCGCTGCGCGCGTTGTGACAGCGAACGCGCGCGCGGTTCAGGCGGAGCTGCGAACGGCTGCGGCGCTGGCGGGCGTGCCGAAGGAACGCATCCCGTATGTGCTGCGCATGTGCGATACGGAGGGCATCGACCTTGACGCGGCGGATGCGCAGGACAAGCTCGACGCGGCGGTCGCCAAGGTGCTGGAAGCCGTGCCGGAGCTGCGCGGCGGCGCGGGTACGGGCAGCACGGGCAACTTTGCCCGCAGAAACGGAAACGCAGAGGATGCGCTCGACGCGAAGATTCGGGCGAACATCATGGGCGCTTGATAAGAAAGAGAGGAAAAGAAGATGGCGAACAACATTGAAAAGGTTGACCTGATTCAGAAAACGCTGGACAAGGCGATGATTCAGGGCGCTGTGACCGGCTTCATGGAAGCGAACGCGGGTCCCGTTAAGTACAACGGCGGCGACGAAATCAAGATTCCGTCCATTGCGATGGACGGTCTCAAGGACTATGACCGACAGCTCGGCTTTGCGGAGGGCGACGTGACGCTGGTCTATCAGACCGAGAAGCTGACGCAGGACCGAGGCACCGGCTTTACCGTGGATGAAATGGAAGTGGACGAAAGCGGCGTTCTCGACCTGATGAGCCTGCTGGCGGGCGAGTTCCAGCGCACGCGGGTTGTGCCGGAGGTGGACAGCTACCGCATGAGCAAGATTGCGAAGCTGGTCGGCAAGGATCGCCGCAGCGTGTATGCAGCGACGGCAAACACGGTCTATAAGGAGCTGCTCAGCGACATCGGCGGCGTGCGCGACGCGGTGGGCGACGACGTGCCGCTGGTCCTGATCATTTCCAGCACGATTGCTACGATGCTTTCCACGAGCACGGAGATCGCCAAGAAGCTCGACGTGACCAACTTCAAGCGCGGCGAAATTGAAACCCGCGTGAAGGTGATCGACGAGGTGCCGATCCTGCCCGCGCCGACCGCGCGCATGAACAGCCGCATCACCATCAACAAGGCGGACAAGGGCGGTTACGCCAAGGCGGAAGGCGCGCAGGCGATCAACTGGATCGTTTGCCCGCGTTCCGCGCCGATTGCGGTTTCCAAGACCGACAAGATGCGTCTTTTTGACCCGGAAACGTGGCAGAAGGCGCGCGCGTGGCACCTTGACTATCGCAAGTTCCACGAGCTTTGGATTCCGAACAACAAGCTCGACGGTTTCCGCGTGAGCCTTGCGGCAAAGGATACGACGCTGGACGGGGAGGGTTAAGCGATGCTGACGACGAGAGAAAGCTACAGCTTGAACGCGGACATCCGCGACGCGGCGAATAACCAGAAGGTGATGCTGCATGCGACGTACAGCACCACGTCGCTCAGCCTGAACCTTGACGTGCTGGACGCGGGTTATGTCGCCGAGAACGACGAGAGCGTGCAGGCGGACGTGAAAGCGTTCCTGCTGGAAGCCTGCAAGCGCGCCGCCTGCGTCGGGCTTCCGTGCGAAATTGAAACGTAAGGCTTGATGACAGAGAAGGGGACACGGGGGCGAGCGATAAGCCCCCGTGAAGCCGGAAGCGCGCAAAGCTGGACGTTTTTGCAGAAAGAGAGGAAAGCATGACTGACCTTGAACGGCTCAAGCTGCTGACCGAGGAGCTTGACGCGCCGGGCGGGGACACGGAAACGGGCTGCGGCTGTATGTCGCCGCCCGCATCCGCCCGGATGTATACGGACGCGCAGCTTGTGATGCTGCTGGAGCTGCACGAGGGCGACGTTCGCCGCGCGGCGTATGACGTGCTCATCCGCAAGGCGGAAAACTCGTCGGTGCGGCTGTCCGGCGGCACGGAGCTGCCGGATCAGCGCGCCTACTGGCTGGGCAGAGCGCGAAGCGTGCGCCCGAACGGGACGAAACCGGCAGGAAGGGCGGACGGCACATGATGAGCGGCTTTGCAATGCGGCAGGCGGAAGCGACGTTCCGGCGCGCGCTGGCGGCGTATGGCGCGGTCTGCGTGCCGGTCTGGCGCGTGCAGCGGGACGCGAACGGCGTGCCGATAGGCGGCGCGCAGAAGATCGGCTGCGTGTACGGCGTGCGCTATGAGCGCGGACAGACCGCCAACGTGCTGGTGGATATTCCCGGCGTAATCGCCCGGCTGGATGCGCCGAGACTGTGCTGCGCCCTCAGCGATACGGCGCGGAGTTTGCAGGAGGGCGACGGGCTGAACATTGCGGGCAGGTGGTATACGGTGCTGCGCGCCGACGTGCAGCTGGGCATCCTCTGCGACGTGGTGCTGAAAGAGGGCGAGCCGGATGGGATTGAAAATTGACGCAAAAGATTTTCTGACGAACATGTCCGCCATCAAGCAGCGCAGCATGTTCGCCGCCGAGAAGGTCGGGCAGAACGCGGCGGCGCGCATGGAGGGAGAAGCCAAACGCAACGCCAGATGGACGGACAGGACGGGGCTTGCGCGCCAGACCATCACCGGCTACTCCGGCTGGCAGGGGAAGAAGCTGCGCATGGGCGTATCCGGCAACATGGAATACAGCGTGTATCTGGAGCTGGGGCATGAGGGCAAGTTCGCAGTCCTATGGGCGACCGTGCAGGCGAACGGGCAGAAGATCATGGACGACTTGCGGAAGGTGGTCAGATAGATGGACGCATGCCAGAGGGCAATAGAACACTTGACTGCATCCGGCATTTTGACCTATAAGCCCGGCGTGGCGACCGGCAAGTGCCGCGCGCCGTATGTGGTCGTTCGGGGAGGCGGCGCATACGCGCGCGGCATGTCCGGCGCGGCGGGGATCGGCTATCGGACGGTGACGCTCTATTGCTTTGTGCCGCGCGTGGGCGGCGACCTGCCCGCTTTCGTGGCGGAGGTCAGGCAGGCGATGCGCGGGCTGAAAAGCCAGCTTCGACCGACGGGCAACGAGGGCATCGAGATGCTGGAAGAAGATTTTGACGCGCGCAGTCAATCGCTGGAGTATCAGGCGCTGCGCGCGATTTTATGAACATAGGAAATTGTACAAAGTCTGCCCGCGTGCGCAAAACTTTTTTGAGTTGACAAGCTGTGGCGGAAGTGAACGCGGTCTCAGACCGCTGGGAGGAAATATGGCAAACGAGAAGATTGTGCAGATTCCGCTGGCGAACGTCGCCCGCGTGGAGCTGGTGACGGAGGAAACCACGCCCAAGACCTATGTGGTCGATACCGCCAACGAGATGAAGCTGGAAGCCTTTGTCTCGGAGGGCGAGGAAAAGGAGCTGCGCAAGCTGAACAG